CCAGACTTCATCAGCCGACGCATCTCAGCCATGTGCTTTTTGGTGTGATGCTCTGCATGACGTTCCATCGCGGCTTTTTGCCGGGTGGTCAGTTTTTTGGAACTGCTATACGCCATGCCAAAAAGAAGGTGGCCCCACCTGATGGTAGGGCCGTTTTTAACTACCGCGATCAGGGGATAGCGGTGGTATCGAGCGGGGTGTTTACGATCATCTCGACCACAGGGATCAGATCAACATCGTAAGTAGCCGCCCAGTTGCTGCTGTTAGACAGGTTTGCGTTGGTCGGGTTGTCCGAAGCGCTGTTCCACTTCGTGCCCATGATGTGATAGGCAGAGTGGTAGTCCACAGCGATCACGTCCTGCTTAGAAAGCACGTTGCGATCAGCTTCAATCCGAAGATCCTGCTGCACACCCTCAAGGATGGTGCCGGACTTCATCAGGTAGCAACGGAACTCGCTGATGTGGCCAGAAGCACCAGGACGCACAGTGTTGACTTGAGAGTCAACAATCACGCGCATACCAGCGAACTCACCAACTTCACGAGCGCCGATACCGACGCCACCGCCACCCCAAGTCACTGAGCCGGAAGCGGCCAGTGCAGAAGTGGAGAAGGTCAGCATTCCTACCTGATACAGGTAGTAAGCGACGGTGGGGTGAACAATCAGGATGTCCAGCTCTTCACCACGCTCACCCAGTTTTGAGCGAGCTTCTGCCACGTTGGCAGCGGTGAGGTAGTTGGCTTCACCTTGACCAGAACTAGCTGCAACAGCTTTGTCCATGTGGTTAGCGCCGAGAGCGCCGGAGCCACCTGCAAACAGGCCGTTGAGATGGTTGAACAGACGGGCGCTGTTCAGCTTGTTGATGGCATCAGCCAGCTGGTTGCGGATGTGAAGCATGGGATCTTCACCAGCTGCCAGAACAGCAATATCGTCAACCGCATAACTAAATGCACGGTGACAGATGGTTGCAACCTGGGTTCCGGTTCCGATCTTTTGAGGGGTCAGATAACCAGCGCCACTGGTGCCCCAAGTTGCGGTGCCATCCAGAATCTCCTCGGTGGGAGCAATGGGGTTGAACTCGGGAACTTGAATGCGAGTACCGCCTTCTCGTGCATCGAGAAGAGCGTTACGAACAACAGCACCAGACTTAATGAAAAGACTGCGCTCTTTGATTGCCTCAGACACATAAGTGCTGAGATTATTCCTTTTTACGATGTCCGCCAGAAGGACACCGCCGGAATAATTCTGAAATGGTGCGGCCATTTCTTATTCAGGATTGAGGTTTGCGGGGTTCAAGTCACGGACTTGAGGTGGTGTCCCACGGGGACTATTTACCTGCCTCTCTCTTGAGCACCCATACCAGCTTGAGAGCTTGGTTTGAAATGATGCTCGTAGCCAGAACCGGGGTTTTTTAGTTTGGCGAGATAGACATTGATGTCCTCTTCAACGCCACCGTTGAGAACTTTGACGCTGCCGTCTTCTGCTTTTTTCAGATTGCTCTGAACCAGCTGAAGCATTTGCTCGGCGTTGATTGCGCCGGACTGACTGATTGCAGACAGCGCAGAAGTCTTCATTGCAGCAGTTTCGTTGGATGTACGGAGATCTGCTAGTTGCCGCTCCAGATCAGCGATTTGCTGGTCCTTGCTTTGCGCGGTCTTGTTGGCCTCTTCCCAAAGATCCTTCCACTGGCCTTGATCTTCCAGTGTTTTGCGACGTTGTTCGTCTTGCTTCTTGTAAACGTCGTCAAGCTTGCCTTTGATGCCTTGGAACTTTTCCTCAGCTTCAGTGGCGCGTTGCGTCAACGCTTGAATTTGTTGCTCGTAAGCAGCAGTGTTGTCAACAATGTTGACGGTGCCTGTCGTCTCAGCCACGGGCTGCTCAGAGGACGCCACGGGCGTCTCCTGAATGACTTGTTCTTCCATTAGTAGAAAAGAATTTACTCTTCTACCTTACTAGCTTTTGCTTTTTTAGTAGTTCTGCTTGTTTTAGCAGCGGTTTTCTTCGCCGCTTCAGCAGCTGCAACCTGACTTGCCTCACTAATCTCCACAAGTTCCCACTTGTAGGAACCATCAGCTTGCAATACCTTGTCGAGCGATTTGGACATGAGTAAGTAGCAGCAATAGCTCTACTGTAACTCTGGTGCGGAATCTGGCGACTCAGCAGCTGTAGGCAGGATTTCACCCTGAACCAGCATGTCGCGAAACTCTTCGCGATCAATCACCTTGTCCTCAAACAGCTGTGCCATCGCAGCAATGTCCTGACCAATCAGACGTTGCAGGTCAAAATCACGGCTGATCTTGACCTCAGGCGGCTCAAGGCCCAAGTAATCAGCTGCCATGTTGTAAGCCTTCTGCAGGCCAGACTCCAAATCCATCGACACCATCGACAACATTGAGTTGGTGTCAATCCGATCCAAACGGCGTGCGTCGGCAGATTCAGCAACAAACTTTTGCTGGCTCAGCGTGCTGATGCCGAGTGTCGCCATCTGCTGCTGTAACTCTTGGATTTCCGCCGATTGC